GCTGAAACTTCAAAAACAATAAATGGTGGACCTCTTTGGGGAACAAGATATGTTCCTAATGGTCTAAGTTCTCCTAGAGTTTGGATACATATATGTGTTCAACGAACCAGTAATAATTTAGCACTATATATAAATGGAGTAAAAAATTCTGAAACTTTTTATTCTACTGCTATTAATACGCCACTTAGCAAAATTATAATTGGTAATAGCAACTGGACTTCAGCAGCTACAAATAGTAATTATGATGTAGGATTCTATGGATGGATGAGTGACATAAGAATCTGTAATGGAAGTTCAGCTTATGGTGCTGATAGTAAAAATCCACCCACTATTCCTGTACCTACTGCACCCCTATCAACCATTACAAATTGTGTATTACTTTTAGCCAATACTTCTTCTTATCTACGAGATCAATCTGGGCGTGGAAATAAGGTTGGTTTTGAACAAACTAATACAAATGGTGCTAGTACTTGGGACGTTAGGCACGTAGCAACTTCACCTTATCAAGGCGTAGATTTTAATAATGCAACGCAGATGTATAACTATTCTTGGGATACTTCAGGATATTTTAGTACTGCCACTAGTAATGCAAGATATAATCATACCAGTAATTATAATGATTTATTTTGGATAAATCGTATGTCAGGTCCATGGACCATAGAAGGTTGGTTTTGGCATTATCAAACAGGCGATTATTTAAGAACTACTTCAGTTGAAACTAGGTATTTAATAAGTAATGCTGATACAGCAGGTCATGATGGGTTTCAAATAGCGTGGAATATGAATGGCAGTGGAACAACTGCTTTTGGAGATCTTGCAATGGTGTTGTGGAATAATAATGCTCCACAAACACAATATCTTGGTAGTGCAAGCGGATTAACAGCCAATCAAGGTGAAGGATATTTTAGGCCTTATACATTTAATCATTTTGCATTTCAATACGATCCTAGTGCAACCAATAAAATGGCAGTTTTTATTAATGGTAGTCGTGTAGCTGTTAGAGCAGCATTTACTGCAAATACTACTACAAATCCTGGTACTACTTATGCATTAACTATGGGATCACATACATCTAATATAAGAATATCAAAAACTGCAAGATATAGTAATGACGCAACTACTTATACTGTACCAACTTCTATGTATACAGTTGATCAGTATACATGGACACAGCCTGTGTTGCAGTTACCCATTGTTAATGATAAAAAATTACTAGCAACTATGTATGCATCATATGGATGTATGTTATCACCATATTATAAAAAATTTGGTAATGGTGCTATAAGATTTCCTAATAGAGACGCTAATACTGATAGTGATGCTACAAAGGCTGCAAGAATAAATCTTAGTAATAATGGAGGCAATGTTATTACTAATGCTCTTACAGTACGAGATGGTGATTTTACTATTGAATGTTGGGCTGCTTGGCATAGTGCTGCTAACGGAGGCGTAGCATTTAGTAGTGCAGGATATGGTAACTCTTTATGGTCATGGGGCCCTCAAGTTATTACTGTTGGTGTTAACGCTAGTGGTTATTGGAAAATTCAAACTGCCATAACTCAAACTGATGCAACGCATTGGATATATAATGTAGGACAATCGCCGTACGTCAATACTCAAACACCGCAAACTGGCACAGCAAGTCAAGGCTATCAATTATATCAAACAAATGTATTAGTTGCTCAACCTACTGTTGCGTCTCCAAACCTTTTTGATCATATTGTAGTTCAAAGAAAAGCAAATTGTTTTTACTTTTACATAAATGGCGTTGAAATGGCAATTTTGTATTATAATGGTGCACTATCATATGGTCAATTAAGTAACACAGTATATGCACCAATTGTTGATGCTACTTTATATGATGTTTATGATGCTAGAGCAAATTTAAATATAGGCAATAATGGAGCAGATACTGGTGGTCAACATTGGTGTGGATGGATACAAGATTTAAGGGCCACTACTCTTGCTAGATATGATACTGTTTCAATAGGTGGAGTACCTACAATGTGTCATAATGGAACTGATACTCCGGCATTACCAACTAGACCTTATCCAACTAAATAAAATTATGGCATTTCCAAAATTACCCTTGCAAGGTCAAGTATTTGTTTATAACAAAAAAACATATACATGGTCTTTTGAAGATCAAACCTGGTATTGCGAAGGAACTTCACATGAAATTGGTGTTGATCCTACCATATATATGTACGATACTGTAGATATTAATACTAGACGAACTATTAAAATATCAGAAAGACTTCAAGACGAATATTGGGCAAATATACGTGAAATTCGTGATCAAAGAATTGCTGAAATTGAGTGGAGATATGCTCGATATTATCGAAACCATAGGCTAAGTTTACCGCAACAAGATTTAATTACAGATTTAGATACATATGTTCGTGCACTTGCTGATATTACTGAACAACCAGATCCATTTGCAATAGTATGGCCTGAATACTCAAAAAATTAATATAAATACTCAATCTTATATTAGGAGAGCACAAATACTATTTATAATTTAAGTATGTTTTATAATGTCTTTAAAAGGCTTGCTATGGGTAATCAACCATCTGGAAAACAAGTTCGTAAAGCTATACTTCTTGAAAATAAAAATCCAATTGAAAATGGTTTTAAAGAAATTAAACCGCTAAATGAAATCCAAAGTATTTATTTAGAGGCAATTAAACAAAATGATATTATTTTTGGCATAGGTAGTGCTGGTACTGGTAAAACTTATGTAGCCGCTAGTTATGCAGCAGGATTGTTATTTCACAGAAAAATTTCAAAAATTATCTTAACTAGACCAAACGTAGAAACAGGCCGCGGTATGGGCTTTCTACCAGGTAAAATTGACGATAAATACGCGCCATACTTACAACCTTTTGATTCAGTATTTACAAAAACACTAGGTCGCGGATTTTACGAATACGCTGTTAAAAACAAAGATATTGATCCTAGACCTATTGGTTTTATGCGCGGTAGTAGCTTTGAGTATGCTATTGTACTAGTAGATGAAGCGCAAAATTTAACTAAAACCGAACTAAAGATGTTATTAAGCAGAATTGGCAAAGGTTGTAAAATTATCTTAAGTGGTGATCCTAAACAAGTAGATATTATAGATAGTGGATTAGAAGATAGTGTTAAACGACTTGAAGGTATTTCTGGTGTGGAAATTGTTAGATTCTTAGATGAAGATATTGTACGCAGCAGAATGTGTAAGCAAATTATTTTAGCATACAACGACTAACAAAAAAGCCCCTAAGTTTTTTACTTAGGGGCTTTTTTGTTATTAAGCTAAACGTTCTTGAGCATTTAATCCATCTTCAATTGTATGATTAATTACTTGTCCTTGTTCGGTTATTTGTGCCTGTGCCTGTTCTAGCATTTTTTTACTAATAGGATTACAAACTTTTGCTGGCAATTCCTGTAGTCCGGCTAAGACAATATTAGCCTCGTCTTCTGTAAGTTCAAATTTAAAAGTTTTCATATTAAAATATTATTTAATTGGGCAAGCCCCTGTTGAACAATCTTCACCAATAATTTCATCAAAACTATTAGAGCTATTTAAATCAATTGGTCGTAGTACCTGAACATAATTTTTATAAGTTTGCTCGTCTACTACTTCTTGTGGAAGATATAAATAGCCCAAGTCTTTAGCAGTTTTACTAGGATCTGTACGATAAATAAAACTTACGCCTACATAGCAATCCCAATTATCTAGTAACCAGCTAATAATTGCTGAAATTTCTGTAGGATCATAACTAATAGTTACTGATGTATTTTGTTGATTCCAGCTAGTTTGCAACAACTTATATCGTTCTAATTGTGTAACAGCACTTTCCAAGTTGACTTCTTTGCCATCAACTTTATCAAAGATTACGCCATCCCAGCATACTGGAAAAGTTACTAGTACACCACTATCATCAACTGGATGGTTAATTACTGCGTAGTTTGCTTCGCGTAGTTTTTCCACTACTGGATCATGTTTTGAAAACTGTACATTATTGAAAATGTACTTGCCCAGTGGCTTGTGCACACCTTCAGTAGTATCCATAATCTTGCTTAGTGTACCTGACGGCTTAATACAAGTTACATTTTTAGGAATTGGCAATCCCAATTCTTGGGCCATGCCAACAGCAGCACTAGTTGCAGTACGTTTTAAGTACTCATAATCATAACTGCCCATATCTGGACGCATTGCAATACCAGTTAAACCTACTCCGCAAAGACGCAAAAAGTAGTTGTTTAAGTGCCAACTTTCTTGTAAAATCCCGTCTTGTAGGTCAACACAAGTTTGACGATAGTTAGCACGCGCTGCTAGTCTAATAGCTGCATGTAGTCCAGCATTGTCACCACGAAATTTAGCAATATCAGTTTCTGTTAAGTTACAAAAGCTTTTGTTGCCTAACAAAATTTCTACACAAGGATTTGCGCCTTTAAACCAAGGTGCACGACGTAGTGCTTCTACTTCATTAATAAATCCT